CGTAGACATCATTGGCAAGATTGACGGAGCATACACTGGTACTGCATATATTCCTGCTACTGCAAACCCGCTTGACATGGAAGCTGCTCTGTTGGCCGCTGACGTGCCATTGGAGAACGTCGTGGTTTTGGCTGGAACTACAGCTTACCGCACGTTGCGTGCCCTGAGCCACGATGCTGGTTCTGGAATGTTGTTCGCTGGTGACGCGAAGCGTCCTACTGTCATGGGATACGAGTCATACATCTCTTCTCAAGCGACAGCGACTGACGCTCACTTCTTTGACAAGACTCAGCTCGTGACTGGTACGTGGGGCGGACTAAACCTCATTGTGGATCCATACACTGATGCTGACAAAGGCGTTACGCGAATGATCGCTAACGTATACCGAAGCGTTGAGGTGTTGCAGGGAGCTGCATTTGCTGGTTTGACTGGCGTTGGTGCATAATTAATCTAAGACTGAAATGGAAGGGGGCGGCTAGTGCGGTCGCCCCCTTTTTTAAATCTAGGAAATGAAAACAATCGTCACACAGAATTACTACGCAGAAGACTTAGTGCCTTTGTCTATTATTCGCGACCATTTGCGTTATGAGCAAGGGGAGGCTGACGATCTTATCAATTCCTACCTGGAGTCGGCTATGGACTACATGCTCACGGTGACGAACCGTGTTTTCTGTTCTAGCACTCCTGCGTCCCACGAGGACTCGACCTATGCTTTAGTTTCTGGGCAAACGCCAAAGAAATCTACAGTCACAGTTTATTTAGATCGGTTCGAAGCAAACGAGATTCAAACCCTTCGAAACGTAACAGGTGACTATACCGTAGACTCAATTGACTACCTGAACGATTCAGGTAGCTACGTCACGTATGCCGACTCAAAAGCAAAGGTTAGAAATACAGGCTATCCTATTCAAATTGATTTCACAAAGGCAGAAGCGCCAGAAGATTTGAATGAAGACCAGGACTACGACCTGTATAAAATTGTTCTTTCTGGAGGAGAGAACGTAAAGGACCTGCCTAAACAGTTTACTCAGGCAGCCCTCATGTTGATAGGCCACTACGATTCACACCGTGAGGCAGAGTTTTTCGGAGGTATCACCACGGAGGTCAAGGAGGGTGTACAGCGCTTGCTTGGCTCGGTAAAGCGCTACTAATGGCAGTACTAACTCCGGGAGCCATGAAGAACAAGATTTCCTTCTACAGGGAATCTATGACCGTTAACAATTCGGGGGAAAAGGTTAAGACCGTCTCTATCATCAAGCGCGATGTGGGTGCCGAATTTAAATACATCGGCACGCCTTCTGCTGGCGCCTCGGAGGAGCGTATCCAGGAACAGCGAACAGGTAAGATCAAAGCCGAGATTCGCTGCCGCTATTTTAAGGGCGTTAAGTTTGAGGACGTTATCTACTTTGAAGGAGGTAAGTTTCGTATCTACTCGATTCAGTATGAGGGTCGCCACGAGGTGTTGAAGATTCGTGCAGAGCTGCGAGACGACGACACGTATTTCGGTTTGCCCGATCAGGACTACCCATTTACCCCAACGACTCATCAAAACCACTTCAGGACCTCCGCTGAATATCAGGTGGTAGAGAACATGGCGTTCCCAAAGGAAACTGGTGGGAACTTTCTCTTTGAGACAAGCGCACAGCTAGGATACACTTCTTTTGACATAGGTGACGGAGAGCTTGAGAACTTCTCCCTACCAATCACTACTCAGAGACAGTATTTCCCTTACACGGTTGACAACGGACTTGCTCCACCGACGTTTAACTCTTTGACTCCTGACGACAAAACGCACGGATATACTGTCCCTTTTTATGACATGTATCCAAGCAACATTAAACCGTATACAAGGGTTGAAATAAATGGCGAAGTAATTGCGGAGACCTTATCTGTAGACGACATAATCCTGACTGGAGGCAGTGACTCTAATAGCCCTACCTGGAAAACGGAAGAAAGCGACAAGATTTACAAGATCACTACAAGCGGATTTGACGATGTAGACCAAGCCTTGTATAGCATGAGCTTTGGTTTTAATGATGGATTCGTTTACTACCGTCTCACTCCTAGGAACTCGGTTTCGTACAAAGCCAACTTAAACGCAAGGGACCTAGAGAACACGCCACTTACGTATACAGCTGGGTCCGTGTATGTAGAGTACAGGTTTCCAATAAAGGCAAACAATTTGTCATTGTCGTTCCCTACAGATATTGATGAGCGAATCTTTCGTCAGCAGGGCCAGATTATGGGGGTTGTTTCTACCAGCAGCCAACAACCTATCACTACAGTAGGCGCCACAAACAAGCCCAAAACAGGTAACGTAAAGGTTACAGAAGGGTCTCTCGTTGACGATCCTAATTCTCTTCGAGTTGAGACCATTAATAGCGTTTCTGTTGTAGACTCTAACGGCGTTGCAGTGGAGTTAGATGAAGAGGCTACAGCTTTGTTGGATCGTTTTGAAATAACTGCTGACACTAGCGCAGCAGGCATCGCATTCGTTGAGGGAGAGTCACTAGATTCTGCCTGGGCAGGGGGTGAAATCACATTTAATGTAGACTTCTCTCCAAACACAACTACCGGATCTCATTCTGAAAACACCTCACTTGCTCTCGGTGTAGACTTAACCTACAAACTCGTGTGATGGCTGTAGGTACAAGTAAAAACCAGGTTACGCTAGAGATCGACAAAGAAACGGTTGTTCGGTTGGAGCGTGCTCTTCGAGACTATGCTCGCAGGGTGGACACAAAGTCTGCCGAAAAAATGATTGATGAAGCCTTAAGGTATTCTGCTCGTCCTTGGGAGAACGAGTTCAACAAAGGTGTTATGTATAAATATGTTGAATGGCGAACAGGAGGCTCTGAGAAACCTATGAGTAACCGAAAGATTAAAGGTACTCGAAAAAAAATATACGGAAGAAAGGTTGGTCCCAAAAAGCGAGGCAATAATTCAGGTTGGCGTGCTCACTTCTTTGCCCGTCCAGCAAGACATATAAGCCGAAAAAAAAGAGTTCCTTTTTATCAAATATTCGCCAAAAAGACTGACGAAGTTATACGCAGGGCAAACCAATCTTTATCAGACCTCTTTCAAACCCTAGCAACACAAAGTTTTAAAAACGCTAAAAAAACCAATAAAAAATAATCAATCATGGCTACTATAGCATCAAATCAATTAGGCATTTATGCATTGGATGGTGGTTCCACCACCCCTTTGGTAATATACGAAAACGCCTCCGATCCAACATCACCTCCTTCAGGCGTTACTGCTAACCAGTACTTTATCCACGTAGATGGATCCGGAGTTTTTCAAGGAGTTTGGAAAGTAGACGGAGCAGGAACTGGAGTTAGTGAGGTTTCTGACTCAGACTGGTCTAGCGGGTTGCTGGCGGCAGCAACTACGACTACACTTGACACATCAAATACCATTAACGAGGTAGCAGCCCGAAACGGCTCTGGAGGCTCCACGAACTACATCGCTTCTGGAGCTTTCTCGTGGAACTACTCTATAGACGGCCTTATTGACCTTACTTCAGGAAGTGGATCTGCTGTCACTTTGATGGATATCTCTCGTGACTCTAAGTACGTCGTAACTTTGTTTACCACAGACGTAAATACATCAGGAACAAACCGGGTAAAATACGTAGGGCAGGCCCTTATTGAATCAGCGTCTTTGACCGGGGGTGTTGACGACATTGCTACTTACAGTGCCACCTTGCGTGGATATGGGGATCTTTATAAGTATTAATAATGGCTACTATTGCTTCTAATCAACTAGGTATTTATTACCTCGACACTGCAAAATCATCTCCTCTAGTGGTTTTGGGAGCCAATGGAGAATATGAAAGTACTGCTTTTCCTAGCTCTACAGTCGATACGGATTTTGAAAACGCACCTTACTATGGGGTTGCGTATAATGAGCCGTTTATCGTGCTTCAAGGCAGCACTTTGACGCCTTGGCTTTTTAAGCAGGCAAATCAGGGTGCAAACTACACTACAGTTCCTGACAGCGACTTTACGTTAGTCGCAGCAGCCACTACGACTACGCTTGACACTTCAAATACTATTAACGAAGTTGCGGCTCGTGATGGGTTGGGATCTTCAACAAACTATATTGCTTCTGGGGCTTTTTCATACAACTTCAGCGTAGATGGTCTAATTGATTTGTCATCGGCTTCTGGTTCTTCAATTGATGTTATTGACATATCTAGAAACTCGTATTATATTTTAATGCGTTTCTCTACAGATATCAGTGGAGGATCGAATCAAGTTAGTTACCTTGGGCAAGGCCTTATTGAGTCTGCTTCACTGACTGGTGGTGTAGACGACATCTCTACTTATAGCGCGACCTTCCGAGGTTACGGAGGTCTTTACAAAGAATAATTTTCACAGGGCGGCATGAAAGTCGTGTCGCCCTTTTTAACTTTTTAATTAACCCCATGGACTTATCCAACAACTTTCGAGGCGAGTTTAAGATCGACTTTAAAAACAAGAAACACGATGCGTTGTTTACTATGAATGCGCTGCGTTTAATTTTGAAGAACGAAAAAATCGACCTCAAAGACTTTGACTCATGGGTCTCTTCAGACCCGCTTACGGCGGTTCCCTTGATCGCCTACTACAGTGTAGTAAACAGTTGCGTATACTCTGGCAAAAAGTTCGCAGCTGACAAGGAAGTCTTCATCGCTGAAATTTTAGACTCAGGTCAGATCGACATCATATCTGAAGCCATTGCCGACGCAATGAGTTCTGAGGAAGCGGGAAAGAAGTAACAGACGAGGAGTCGGAGGAACCCCCGTCTATAAAGAAATTCTATCACGAATGCCTTAAGAGAGGGGTTTCTCCTGAATCCTTTTGGACCATGACCTTGGCCGAGGTCTCGTCTGTGTGCAGCGGCCTTTTTGTAGGTGACGAGCTTATGTGGAACCATACTGCGGCCTCTATGTCGTTGTTGGCTAACATAAACGCTTCAAAGGGGAAGAAGTTCAAACCGGAGGACTTTCACCCTTATATGCAGGTTAAGAAAAATAAACCTGTTACAAAAAAGACGGTTGAGGAATTGTACGAACACTTTAAGAACTTCTAATGTCAGAGCAGTTTACAGTAACAGGTAGGATCCTCTTTAGCACAGAAGGATTTGAAAGAGGCCTAACAAGAGCAGGAAAAAAACTCAAATCGTTTGGTCAACAAGCTACCAGAGCTGGTAGAGACTTGACTACGTCGGTATCGCTTCCTTTAGCTTTGGCTGGCGCCGCTGCTATAAAGACTGCTACTAGTTTTGAGTTGGCGCAAAGAAAGATACAAGCTCTTAATCCTAAAAATAACATAGGGGCTTTAACAAAGTCTGCTAGAGAGCTTGGTGCTAACACGATTTTTACAGCCGAACAAGTCAGTCAGCTTCAGTTGTCTCTGGCAAAGCTTGGTAAAAGTGATTCTGAAATACAAGCGCTTCAAAGTACTGTTTTAAAATTTGCTCAGGCCATGGACCAAGATCTTGCCACTTCTGGCGAGTTTTTGGTTAAAACGATGAATCGCTACGCTGATTCTCTTGCGAACGTAGGGGACACACAAGCTCAAGCCGCTTATGTAGGCAACTTATTCGCTTCGGTAGCTGCAAATACGGCTCTAGATGCCGAAAAGCTCGCAGCGTCATTAAATTATGTAGGTTCTGAGGCCGCAGTTTACGG